ATATTAATTAATTGTGTGATAATGTTATATTGCTGCGGCGCAGGCTGCCATTGAAAGTTAATATTTAACAGTGTAAAGTATTGGTAAGCAGTATTTTGTATGGGTTTATGGCGCTGAGATGTGCTGTAAGCCCATATTTGTTTTATCTGCATTCTAAGCACTTTATGTAGGGTTTTGCTTTGGAAGGTTTAGAAATATTTAGTAATTTTGCAATGCTCGGTTTAGAAATGGGTTTAGAAATTTAATAAACTGTAAATCAAAAACATATGGCTACATTTAAAACTTGTGTGCAGAAACAGCGTAAAGATGGATTCTATCAAGTGTATATACGTGTCACACATCTGAAAAAGAGTATGTATATAAAAACGGATAAATTCGTTAATTCAAAGGGGCTTGATGCAACTGGCAACATAAAGGATACATTTGTGTTAAAGTATTGCATCAATAAGATTTCCGATTTTGTCGAGCGTCTGAATAAGATGGATATTACGAATTGGACTGTGCATGATATTGTCTCCTATCTGGACAGGGCAGATGAGGATATATGCTTTTCAGAATATGCTCGCAAATATAAGTTTGAAATGGCTCGACGTGGACAAAATAGGAATGCAAGAAATTACGAATTGGCTTATCATCATCTTGAACGCTATGCTGGAACCAATAAGCTGATGTTCTCTAGATTTACAACAAATTTTATAAACGGGTGGATTAAGTCTCTCTCTGAAACAGCGAGGGCAAAGGAAATGTATCCTACATGTATTAGGCAGATTTTCAAGCAAGCGGTATTGGATTATAATGATTATGACAGAGGTATCATTATAATAAAAACTAACCCGTGGCTGAAAGTGAAGATTCCGGCAGCGGATAAGCCGGAAAAACGTGCAATTACACCGGAAGAATGCCGGGTCTTCTTTTCGTCACCACTCCCCGAAAGCAAGATGAAGGATTCTCTTCCAGAACTTGGGCGAGATGTAGCTATGATGGTACTATGTCTCGCTGGAATAAATACCGTTGATTTGTATGAGATGAGAAAGGAAAATTATGAAGACGGAATATTGAAGTACCAGAGGGCAAAGACAAAAAAGTCACGTACAGACGGAGCCTATATGGAGATGAGAGTTCCAGCTATTCTGAAACCCGTTATAAACAAATACCTTGCAGAAGATACCGATGGGCATCTGTTCTCATTTTACAAGAGGCATACTACTTCTGACAGTTTTAGTGCTAATGTCAATATTGGGATAAAAAAAATATGTGAGAATATGAATATATCTAAGCCTAATCAGTATTGCGTGTACACCTTCCGACATACCTGGGGGACAATTGCACAGAATGATTGCGGTGCGTCCATATCCGATGTGGCATTTGCCATGAATCATAGTAATGGACATAACATAACACGTGGATATATCAAGATTGATTTTTCTCCAGCATGGGAATTGAATGAAAAGGTAATAGACCTTATTTTCTTTTCCACCCAAAAATCACATAGAGAGCAGCAGGCAGAGGATAGCGGATTGCGGATATCTCCTAAGTATCTTGTCCGGGGAAGCTTGTTTTTTCAAGGGAAGATGCTGCATGAAATAGAAGACATTGGATTCAACAATAAAGAAGAGGTCATCTCCCGACTGTATGAGTATGTGCCGGAAGACATACCGGAGCGTTCCATGTTGCAGTTCAAGATAGAGAATAGGGATAGGTCTCAAGTGGCAGTATATGAGAGAATGAAGATAAAAGCAAAATGAATTTCCATGAAAATCGTTTGATGGGCCCTTGAACTTATATCCTATTCGTGTGGCAATTGATTGTTTTTTATCGGGAATTGATTAAATTTGCAGTCCCCGAAACAATAGAAGCAACATGAATCCTCTATGAAGGAGTGTAACCCGTAGTCAGTCGGGTTCCGGTATCTATGCCGGTGGGGACACTTCTTTATAGGGGATTCGCCATTTTTCCCAAAAATCTTTAGTTTAGGAAGCGTTCACATATGGGAATACAAGATAAGTACATATTCCATAATTTGTCTATAAAACGACTCAAAAACATGCAATAAATGCTGATTTTGCAATGTATAAATTGCATTTTTGGCTAATTATTGATAAAAAAATACTGTTTTTCTTCTTTTTCTTTTGTGGGTAATTTAATATATCTATATTTGCAACGTAAATAATGAATATAAAAATGTATGGGTTTATCCATAACCGTTAACAGATAAACAAAAAGAGAACAATGCGCAATAAGCGTGATTAAACTGGGTTTTAATACCTGATTATACTAAGCCGTCATATTTTTTTGGCGGCTTTCTTATTTCTAATTACTAAATGTCAAGAAACTATGGGAAAGCAAGTTGTTATTTTAGTAGATGGGCAAAATCTATATTATAGCCTTCAAGGAATGAAAATTATTGAAAAGGATGTTGATTGGACATCTCTGTTTGGCAGCATGATAGATGAAGGCGATGAATTAATAAGGACTTATTGGTTTAGACCATCTAAAATATTGGACACTTATTATACGGAACAAAATATTCAAAATTTCATTGTATATAAAAAATACAGAACCCATTGTGATAATTACAAAAAAGGTGATATGACTAAGGTACCTCAGAAGGTACAAGATGACGTAAAAGACGAATGTAAGAAAACTGCTGAATGGATTAAGAAGCAAAAGGAAAAATTTGCTAATATAGAATATGCGTATGACCAGCTTTGCTTAATCCATGACAATATTGAAATCGTAAAAACTGGAGTGGTAAAAATAGACCCTTATAAGCAAGATTATTTAGGGGAAAAAGGTGTTGATATTTCTTTAGCGGTAAAAATGATTTCACTTAGTGTCGGAAAAAAATGCGATAAAATAATATTGGTAAGTGGCGATTACGATTATTCAGAAGCTATTCGATTTGTGAAAGATAATATGACGAAAATTAATGTTGTAAAATTTCACAAAGGATATCCACCGAGGAATAAAAGTATGTCAAGAGATTTAAGCGTTTTGGCAGATAAAGTCATAGATGTATATGAAGCTGATTTGAAAAACAAATTCAGAATGGAGCCAAAGCATTAAAACTGGGATTTTAACAGCACCAAACCATGGCACAAGAAAGTAAATACTCATACGACGAGGAAAGCGTGAAAGCTATCGTCCATTGGGCACAAACAGCCCAATTGCCCAAGGAAGTGACATTAAGCGAATCGGAACACATCATCGATACGTCCATGTACGTCCACGCCAACATCTGCGACATCAACCAGCGCTATCCGGACCCGTTCTACAATCCGGCGATTGACCGGTTATATCGGTTGAAGGAACATATTGGCGAATAATTAGTGAAATCAGCAAGAGAGAAGCGTTAATGAGCGTTTCTCTTTTTCATTTACCATATTTTTTGTAACTTTGTAATGCGTATGATGTTGTACGTTACCAATCCTGACGAAAAGACATGGGAAAATCCTTAACTGTTAAGCAAGAAAACTTCTGCAATTATTACATTGAAAGCGGTAATGCTTCCGAGGCCTATCGTCGTGCTTATTCGTGTGAGAACATGAAAGATGAGACGGTCAATAGAAAAGCTATAGAACTGATGAACAACGGCATGGTTACGGCAAGGGTTAAGGTATTGCAAGAGGAACAAAAAGAGAAGTCTGACATAACTAAAGAGCGTATTTTGCAAGAATTATCTGGCATCGCATTCTCTACCATAGCTGATATGCACAATACTTGGATTGAACGCAAGGAATTTGACCTGCTTTCCAAGAAAGAAAAATCCGCAATAAAAAGTATATCAACTAAGACTCTTAAAAAGAATATTGGTACAAGAGATGAACCAGAAATAGTGGACGTTGAATATGTGAAGATAGAACTATACGATAAGATTAAGGCTATTGAACGAATTTGTAAAATGCTTGGGTTCGATGCCGCCTCGGAGATAAATGTCAATACTCCCAAACCCATGAGTGTGGAGGAAGCCAAACTACTTATTAAAGGATTATGATTGATGGTAACACATATCTCAGGGCATTCTGCCTATCCGGTACACTCAATTATACAAGGTTCTTTTTCAAGAGTAAAACCGGAAGAAGATTTGTTGTGAACAGGCACCATGAGGTAATATGCAATGCGCTTGACAATGTTATTGCTGGAAAGATAAAGAAACTGATAATCAATATAGCTCCGCGTTATGGGAAGACTGAACTTGCTGTAAAGAACTTCATATCCGAGGGGCTTGCCATAAACCCGGCTTCCAAATTCATACATCTTTCATATTCTGATGACCTTGCTCATGACAATTCCGAAGAGATAAGGGATATTGTCAAATCCGAGGACTACCGCAAATTGTTTCCTTACGTCCAGATAAAGGATGGTTCCGATAGTAAAAAGAAATGGGTAACCACATCAGGAGGAGGAGTATATGCAGTATCTACCGGTGGACAGATAACCGGATTTGGTGCCGGAGAGGTTGATGATATAGGAAACGAAATAGAAGGAATTTCCGTTACTGGGAAATTTGCCGGTGCCGTGGTCATTGATGACCCTATAAAACCGGAAGACGCTCTTTCCGACTTGAAAAGGGAGAAGGTTAACCAGCGTTTTGAAACTACCATCCGTAACCGTGTGAACAGTCGGAATACGCCTATTATTATTATAATGCAGCGTCTTCATGAGAATGATTTGTGCGGCTATCTAATGAAAACCGAACCGGGAGAGTGGACTGTAGTTTCTTTGCCGGTCATTGAATATGATAAGGATGGAAGAGAGATGCCTCTCTGGAAATTTAAGCATGAATTAAAGGAACTGAATAACCTTCGTAGAATAAATCCTTTCGTGTTCGAAACACAATACATGCAGAACCCTAAGCCGATGGAGGGGCTTATGTATGGCAAGTTTAAAACATACAAGGAAATTCCATATACCAATAGGGCTATACGCAAGAACTATACAGATACCGCTGACACTGGGGAGGATAATCTGTGCTCCATAAACTATATAGACACGGAAATAGGGAACTTTATATTGGATATTGCTTACACCAGCGCTTCTATGGAAGTGACAGAGCCTATGGTAGCTACTATGTTGGCGAAAGATAATATAACCATATCCAACATTGAAAGCAATAATGGCGGCAGGGGATTTGCCCGGAATGTGGAATCACAGTCCCGGATAATGGGAAACAACACTACGGAGATAAGATGGTTCCATCAGTCGGGAAACAAGGAAGTGCGTATATTCACACGCGCGGCAGAAGTCATGAACCTTACTTACATGCCGGAAGGATGGGAGACCTTGTACCCTGAGTTTTATGCGGAGATAAGCGGTTTCAGAAAAAAAGGGAAGAATGCTCACGATGACGGTGCGGACTGTCTTACCGGCTGCGTTGAGAAGCGTGGAGAATTTGATTATGAAAGTTATGATGATATAGATATATACGGGATGAACAGCATTGTGGAGATACACCCTATGATAAACGGGAAATTCGCCTATGTGAAAGCGTATGTTGTGGACGGAACGGTTTATATAGCGGAGGCATATATCGGAAATGCTCTGCTATTGGATGATGTTTCCGCTGTGGTAAAGAATTCAGAAGTGAACATCGAGGCTCCCAATACGATGCTGCATTATGTCAGGGATTATCGCTCTTCTATCGGGGAAGTGTGGGCAAGGCAGGAAAGGGGAAGCAAGTTTCCGTATATTGAATCATTCAAGGCTTTGGTTGCGAAATTCAAGTTTAAACGTTCTGCGGACATGGAAGGCTTTATGCGAAATCTTATGGACTATGACGGCAAGGACGTGTATGAGGCAATGTATGTCCTTTGCTGTATTGCGGATAGAGTAAAAAGGAAGGGATTATTAAAAATAGAACATTGATTTCTGTATTACCCCCGTGATTTTTTTGTATAATATTTGAATGGAGTATTCATTGCCAGTAATGCGGATGGTGAGGAATCTTAATTAACCTTGAAGCCTTTTTTATATTTTATTTGGAATGTTATTTGGAATAATTCTAAATAATATGTATATTTGCATCCGTAGGGTCACTTACAAGCGTATGAAGTTGTACGCAACCGTATCATAGGACTAAATCACTAATATATGGGAGTGGCCGCATTTATGTGCTGTCACTCCTGCTTTGTATATGGGCATATTTAATCAATTCTGGAAGCCAAAGGAAAGAAAAGCAATTCCAATGCGAGAGAATGTAAACCGCGTGGAAAGGGATGCTGAAGGAAATTACTGGTTCCTTTCAGACTTGTTCGGCCATCACACCAAATGGAAGGCTTATTATGACATGACCGATGACAAGGAAAAGGCAGAGGCGCTTTCCGCTTGTACGCCATTCTTCACTGTAGTGGACAAGATAGGTTCCATGATGTCAAGAGGCGTTCCTTATGTGGTGGATAAGAATGGCAATGAGAAAAGGTCCTATGCTGACATCCGCAATATATTGGATACCCCTAATCCATTACAAACATTCTCCTCATTTGTAAAGCAGATAGAAATCTGCCTTAAGGTGTTCGGGTATTGTCCTATAGTCCTTGTAAGAACCGGAAAGGAAAGTGTGCCAAAGGCTATGTGGATTGTTCCTCCTGAGCTGTTCCATATTGTCGGTACCGGAAAGGTATTCCGGCAGTTTGAACTTTCGGAAATTGTTTCAGAGGTTTATATTGATTGGGGAGGAAAACGTCTGAAATTAGAGGATTACGAATATCTTATCATATATGACAGTAATATTCGTATATCCGATGGAATATCTGATATCTTATTCGATTCCGTCTCAGACAGCTTATCCCAACCTATATCCAATTGGGTGGCTTCCATGTCGGCAAGCCATACGCTTCTGGTCAACGGGGGGCCAAAAGGGGTATTGTATAATGACTATACAGACCGGATGGGCAATATGGCTCTTACTTCAGAGGACGAGAAGGAGATAAAGGACAGGTTCAAGAGGGACTACGGTCTTGTAAACAAGGAATACCCGATATTGGTTACACGTCAAAAACTTGGATGGCTGGCGCTTGATTTTGATGCCAATCAGTTGAAGCTTCACGAAGAAGACAAGCGGTGTACAGATAAGATAGCCAATGCAATGGGAATCAACGCCAACCTATTTACAGATGCCAAGTACGACAATCTGGAAAGTGCCGGTAAGAAGGCATACCAGGATGTGATAATTCCCGACAGCATAAAGATAGCTGGATGTCTTACGCGAGCGATATGCCCCGAGGGTGTATTCATAAAGATAGACTTTACGGATGTCGAATGTCTTCAGAACAACAAGGAGACGGAAGCCAATACTCTTGTCAAGGTTGCCGACGCATTACAGAGGTTGCTTGAAAAGTCCTTGATTACTCATGACGAGGCGCGTATTGAAGTGGCTAGATATATAGAAATTGACCCGGAAAATCCGAAAGGAGAATTTTCAAGTCCTTCTGCTGTACCGGATGGAGAAAACAATAGTTAATGAAAATGAATATGGGAACGGAGATTAATAAATACAAAGGCAGGATGGGAATGCAACATAAGGTGTTCTCCATCAATTCAAAGGAAGCCCAATATGATTCTGAAAGCCGTACAATCAGCGGATATGCTGCAGTGTTTGGTAATAGGGATAAGGTTGGAGACGTTTTGCTGAAAGGGTGTTTTTCCAAGAGCATACAGGAACGTGGTCCACAAAGCAGTGCCAACGATAAGATATTGCTCTTATGGATGCACGACATGAGTGAGCCTATCGGGACGATTACTGAACTCCGCGAAGACGAAAAAGGGCTTTATTTTGAAGCCCGTGTAGATGAAATAGATATTGGCGATAGGGCTATCAAACAACTGGAATCAGGTACTCTCAACCAATTTTCTATAGGTTACAGCTATGTTTGGGAAAAGTGCGGATACAATGAGACTGGTACAGATTTTCTTGTAGGCGAAGTAAAGCTGTATGAAGTTTCCGTAGTATCTATCGGATGTAACGGAGAGACAGAATATCTTGGCCTTAAATCTATGGAAGAGTACGACAATGTCTATAAGAGCCTCAATGAAGAAATTGCATTGCTATGCAAAAACATGAGCGTTCTCAAGCAACAACGTTTTCAAAATATAATATCCAAAGCAATGTCACTTGCTTCTTTCAGGCCGGAGCATGCCTTTGATGCTCCGACTGCAGGAAAGGGAGCCGACAATGACGGAGGTAGTGAGGAAAAAGAATTGTATAAACTTTTAAAATTAAAATCGGTATGAAATTAGGATTTATGGAGCTTCTGGATACGTCCGGTTTGCCTGAAGAAAGCAAAAAATTCTTCGAGGCTATGGACGAAAAAATGGGAACTACTCTCGAGGAGCAAGTGAAAGGTTTCCTTATGAATGAAGTGAAATTGGATGAGTTGCGCAAATCCATCAAGGATGCTGCAGATTCTATCAATGAAATCAAGGGCAAGGAATTTCCTGGTATTGACAAAAAGACTTTTGATGAAAAGGTCAATGAGTTGGAGAATGCCATTCTACGTGTAAAGGCGGCTACTGAAATCAGTGGAAATGGAGAAATAAAGGTTAAATCCGTTTATGACCAACTCTACGAGCAGTTGAAGGGGTATATTACGACGGACAAGAAAGGGGTTTCAACCCTTGACCTCAAAGAGGCATGTAAAGCCGCTCCTGGGAACAAACTGGAGGTCAATCTTGTGTTGGATAAAAAAGGAACTGCTGCAACTATTGCATCCGGTACCTTGGCTCCTCACTATGGGGTTGAAATTGACCCGAATTTGTCGGTCAATCCCAGAGCGCAGACAGTCATAAGGAATTATGCAAACGTGTCCAGCACGAATAGCCGTTCCCTGATTTACGCTGAATATGTGAGCAAGGACGGTGATGCCGCATGGGTTCCGGAAGGAGGACTTAAGCCTCTTATGGATGCTACATTGGCAGAAAAGACTGTGACCGCTGCAAAAATAGCCATTGCCGCAAAATTCACAGAAGAAACATTGACGGATTTCCCCAGCTTCGTTAATGAAGTTCAAAGCGAAATGATAAACAAGCTTGGAATCAAGGAGGAGCAAGGTATTCTGGACGGAAAAGGGTCTGACGGAGAAATCAAGGGTGTAGCCGCAGACATGCCGGCATTCTCATTGACAGGTTTCAATGTAGAGAAAGCAAACATGTTTGATGCCCTCGTTGCCTCATATTCACAGATTGTTTCTGCAAGCGAAATGGCTTATCGCCCGAACCTTGTGTTGATGAACCCGTTGGATTATGCGGCAATGCAGTTGACTAAGGACACAAACGGCCAGTATCTCCGTCCTTTCCGATATGGAGATGAACTGATTCAAGGGTTGCGTATAGAAACTACTACTGCTGTAGAGCATGGAGACTTTATTATGGGAGACTTTTCGTATCTGAATATACGTGACCTTTGGGCATTGTCAATGTCCGTCGGTTGGGAAAATGACGATTTCCGTAAGAATATCGTTACCGTATTGGCTGAAAAACGATTGATGTGTTACATCAAGTCACAGTATAAGACTGCATTCGTGAAAGATAAGTTTGCTACGGTAATTGAAGGGATAACTCTGGCTGAACCGGGTGTAGGTGGATAAACGATAAATATAATATGACTATGGGAAAAGAATATAAAATGAATTTGACCAAGCGTTACGAAGTGACGTTTGTAAAGGATGGGACACAATACAAGTCCGGCGATAAAGTATCAGTAGGAATGCCTCTTGCAAGCAGATTTTATGCAGAAGGAAAGATTGAGGTATCAAGTGAACTGCTGAATGACGCCAAGGCATTAGGTTGCGAAGAACTTTTCACCAAACGTAAAAGGAAAGAGACTGTATGATAATTGACTGCACATATTTCACTGGGTTATTGAGTGTCGGGATAGGTCCCGACACTGGAGCTCCTTCTGTAACCAGAGAAGCGGAAAAGGACCGGATAAACACTTATATTGATATATATGAGATTGAATATCTGAATAATATTCTTGGTGATGATGTGTGCAGTGAATTTGTCTCCTATATTGAATCTCGTGAAGATAGTGTTGAAAAATGGGAAAAGCTGTATGCATTGTTATCAGAGAAGTATAGCCCTATAGCGTGCTATGTGTTCTTTAAATACATATCAGAAGGAAACTATAGTGTGACAAGTGTAGGGACGGTGACTTCTTCGGATGAGGATGCAGTTTCCCCTATGGTGTTGCAGATAAGAGCTTGGAATGATATGGTGAATATGAACAAAAGGGTCTATGAGCTGCTTCAATCCGTAGAATACAAAGGTGTTTGCTTTAATCCTTGCATGTTACGTAAGATAAACATTATGGGAATATGAAATCAGTAAACAAGATTTTTGAAGATGTGGTTAGGCGTGTTGCCGTCAAATACGGAAAGAATGTTTCGTACTTGTTTGGAGATTGGTCATACATAAGCAACCAGCTTACAGTCTGGAACCAGTCGCCCAAAACCAGTACATTGAAATTCCCTATAGTGTGTCTGTATTCTCCTTTTGTGGAGGATAGGACAGAAGCAGAGACAAGGGCATCCCTTGATTTTATCATTATGGTAAACACCCTGAAAACCTACACGAATGAAGAGAGGGAAAAGACTTCGTTTGAGCAGGTGCTTCGCCCTATTTATCAACTTTTCATTGATGAAATAAGGAAGGATTCTTCCATTAAAAGCAATTATAATGGGATAATTCCTCATTCTTATTCAGAAAACTACCGGTATGGGCGTGTTGGTGTGATAGGGGAAGACGGAAAGCCTTTCCATGATTTTATCGACGCTATCGAAATTAAAGAAATGAATCTAACTTTTAAAGAAACAAAGTGCTATGGCAACAGATTATAGAAAATGTCCGGGACTTGCAACGTTTAATACGGGTAATTCCGTTTGTGTGCTTGACCCGGGAAAGATAAAGGCCATTATATTGACCATTCACGGTCATAAATTGCCGAAAGAGAAGACTGCGGAAGCTATTGAGGCCGCTTGTCATGCCGACAGACCGGACCGGATATTCCCTATCAAGACGATTGTGGAATATGCGCCTTCCGGTGGAGAGGCTCAAACGTCAGCAACCGGTTATGGACCGACGAAGGTGACAAGTTATTCAGCTAAAAATGACGTATGGACTTTGCAGGATTATGATGCCAGTTTGAAAGCCAATCTGATGGCTGCAAAGAATGTGGCATTCGATGCCTATTTTGTGGACGAGAACAATATTGTCTATGGAATGAACGATGGTACTGATGAACTTGCCGGAATACCATTGTCCGGTGTATATCCCGGAGGCCAGGATTGGGACTCTTCTGGAACGGAAGCAAATCTTACGGTTGCCACGATGTTCAAGGATTACGAGAAGTATATCAAAAATGCCGATGTTTCAGCCTATGACTTTGATGTGGTTGAAGCATTAAAGGGACTTGTATATGTGGACTTGAAATCTGCGGAATCAGGGAAATATAAGCTGGTTGAACATTTTGGCAAGCTTGACATTACGGAATATTACGGAGCTCTGTTACAGACAAATGCGGAAACAGCCCTTCCGGACGCTTCCGGTGTATCTTATGCTGACGGGGTCATATCCGCTACGGGTACGGTAAAACTTGCAAAGCCTTCTGTTTTGCAGGGTGTGGGTATAACTGGAATTGAGTCCTGGTCATGAAAGTGGAAGGCGTTACTTTTAATGAAAGGCTTGTACGTAAGATGAAAAAGAAGGAGTTTGTTGATATACATAAAAAGGTCTTTTTCCTTGACCGTACTGCCGAGAATAGGGAAAGTCTGCTTTCTGATATATATGACAGGATATGTGATGCCACCCCTCGCAGCAGGAATGTGGATTCTGTTTTGTAATATGTTTGTTAGGGGCGTTCATTCGCCCCTAAATTATTATTAGGTATGGCTAGTATAATAGAGGCTGAGAGAAACTTTGATGAGCTTGTGGCAGGATTTGAGCCTATGATACGTGATATAATGGCTGTCCAGAAAAAAGAGGTGCAGGTATATATCACGGAGCAATTGTATTCCGGTATAAACGGCAATGACAAGCCTTTGCGCCCAACTTACCTGAATGACCCTTATTTCAAAAACAAGGAATCCGGTAGTTGGTATAAGAATGCCCGTGGCTATATGATATGGAAAAAGGGGATAACACCTCCGTATGCCTCTTCGTGGCTTGGAATTCCCAGACGCTCTCCGGAAACTCCGAATCTGATAATCAGAGGTGATTTTCATGATTCTATCACAGCGGTACCATTTGATAAAGGTCTTAGGATAGAAAGCATAGGGATTAGCTTCAGCGGAGACATAGAGCGCAAGTACGGGCAGGCGATATATAAGGTAGGGTCTTATGCTAGGAAGCATTTTATCGAGAAATATGTGAAAAAAGGCATTGCCAATTATTTCAGAAAGTTCGGTGTGGAATGAGCTGTATGTGTGAAAACCGGAAGAGGATGGAGGACATTGGGCGAATGAGGTCTCTTGCGAAAAAAGCCGCCATGATGGAGGGAAAGGTTTACGTTCTCTATGAGAATGACGGTATATTCGGCTTTGTTCCGGAAGGAGTTGAATATAAAGGTGCATTTATTGAATATGTGTGGTATATATAAAAAATCATTTGCATTTAATCTATTTGCAATTTAGAATGTTTCTAAATAATAATTATCTTTGTAATAGCGTGTAAAGTTGCACGCAACCCAAATCAGTACGTTATGGCGAATGAATTTAAGATTACCGATGTAGTAGATGACAAAGCATTTACTCAACTTGGAAAATTGAAAACGGAATTAAAGGAAACTACTACCCTTTATTCAAGTCTTGTAGTGAACATTGCAAGAGCATCTAAATCCAATCCAAAGACTTTTGATGAATTATCCGACAAGGCAAATAACTTTAAATCGTCGGTAGATAAATTAAATTCTACTCAAGAGAAGATGAATTTAATTCAAGCAAGGCAATTGGCAATACTGCGCCAAGTGTCCCAGCAGCTTAATTCCATGTCTTCCTTGTCTAAATTGAATGTCCTCTTTGAACAGTTTGCCAAGAATGTGAAGAATGCGAGCGATATGCTGCAATCTCTTTCTTCCACCTCCAACAATGTTGCCGCATCGCAGGATAATGCGGCAAAAAGCACCCAGAATGCGAGCAATACTATAAATCAAGCCTCAGTGCAGTTGCAGGCTGCGAATGTCAATTATTCAACTATTATTGATACTATACAAGGGTACGATAGTGTTGTAACCAAATTGACGGCAGACACTATTGCCAATAAGGAGGAGATGAATAAGATAATCTCCGACATTAATAAGCTGGTTAAAGAATATCGCCAGGGTAAAATGTCTCTTACTGAATACACAGAACAAGCGGCTTTACTAAAACAACGCCATATTGAACTTATGGCACAAAACCAGCAGAACACAGCTTTAATAAAAAATCATTCTAATGCAATTATCAGTGCATCCGGCAGTTATTATGAGATGAATGCTGCCATGTTGGAGCTACAGAAGCGGTATAAGGCATTGTCTGAGGAGCAAAGGAACAGCCCGATGGGAGAGAGCTTGATAAAACAAGCCAATGCTTTGAATGACAAGTTGAAGGAGATAGATGCCAAATTGGGAAATTACCAGCGCAATGTGGGGAATTACACATCTGCTTGGAATGGCTTGAATATGCAAGTACAGCAAGTTGTAAGAGAGCTTCCTAATGCTGCTTTGGGATTTAATACTCTTATTGTTTCATTGAGTAATAACATTCCAATGCTGGTAGATGAAATAGCGCGTGCTAATAGACAATTTAAAGAAATGCAAGCTGCCAATCAAAAAGCGGTTCCGGTATGGAAACAACTTATTGGGGCTGTTTTTAATTGGCAAACAGCATTGGTTGTAGGCATTACTGTAATTACTGCGTATAGAAAAGAAATTTCTAAATGGTTTACAAGTCTGTTTAAAGGTGAAGAGGAGGTGAAGAATCTTGTAAATCAGGAAAAGCAATTGGCTGATGCAAGAAATAAAGGGATGTCTAATAGTATAAAGGAAAGGACTGAATTGGCATTACTTTACAAAGCTACTCAAGATGTATCCCGCTCAATGAAGGAGAGAAATGTTGCAGCAGATGAATTGCAAAGTAAATATCCTGCTTACTTTGAAAATATGTCAAACGAGGAGATTCTTGCGGGAAAGGGGGCAAAGGCATATAAAGAGTTGACCAATTCACTTATAGCTTCTGCACAAGCAAGAGCTATAGAGGATAAGATGGTAGAAAATAGCAGTAAAATGTTAGAAGTGGACAATCAAAGAATAGGAGCGTTAGTCAAGCAGGTACAAGAACAACGAATTTTAGATGCTGCAATAGAAGCCCGTGAAAAGGGATATGATTATACTGTTAATGGAGTAGCTATATCTATTGTCGCACAAGAAAAACGTGTTTCAGATGCCGCCAAATCTGCGGCATCTTATGCTGAACAAATTGAAAATTTGAACAAGGCCAATGAAAGTCTTGTAAGTAAAATAAATGTAAATGCTCTTTTGGATAATGACAAGAAAACGTATGAAGAGACCAAAAAGAAAACGGAAGAGTATGCTGAATATATCAAGAAAATTACGGAAGACTTGGAAAAGTCCCGTATAGATATTATTGCTGATGGGAGAAAGAGGGAGATAGCTGAGGTTGAGAAAGAATACAATGACCGTATCAAGGCAATAAAGGGAAATTCCGAAAAGGAGATAGAGCTTCGGACAAATCTTGAGGCCCTTAAAGGGAAAGCCATAGCAGAAATAAATGATAAATATGATAAAGAACTGATTGAGATAGAGAAAAACAATCTTGAAAATCGTTTGGAATCTTTTGGGGAAAATTCGGAAAGAGAGTTGAATGAGCGTCTGAACATACAACTGAAACTTAACGATATGATGCGTGATGCAGAGATTAAGGATGCGGAAAAGAATGGCGAGGATGTGTCTGCTATAATTGACAAGTATGGGAAGCGCCAGAATGATATTGTTATGCGGAATCTTGAGAGCAGATTCGGGTTGATAGAGGATTATACAGACAAAATGATTGACAGACAAGAAACTGCTTCAATAGAGGAATATAATGCCCTTAAAAAGCAGTATTCGAAAGGGGAGATAAGCCGTGAAGATTACGAAAAAAAGGCTTATGAGATAGGTGCCAAATATGCAAAGGCTCGCCTACAGACGATGATAACGGAGGTTCAGGCAGAAATGGCTCTCCTCGACCCCGATAGTGATAAGTACGCGGATTTGGAGGACCGGCTGGCTAACCTTCAGTCCCAGATTGATGAAATAGACCTTGATACGGCGATAGATAAAAGCGAGAAGGCGAAAGACAAGTTTAAGGAAGCGTTGTCTGACATGAATAGCGCTGCGAGGGATGCATTAGGAGATACTGCCGGTATATTCGAGGGGCTATCAGACATTATGAAAGATGTGGCAGAAGATGGTAAACTCAGTTTTGAGAATCTGGCTAAAAGTGTCATGAAAATAATGGATGGTATAACATCTCTTATGTCTGATGTGTACGATGCGAAAATAGAAAAGATAGAGGAGGAGCAGGATGCCAATGATGAAGCCTATGATAGGGAGATAGAGCGTATTGAATCATTGCAGGAAAGAGGAGCCATCTCTACAGAGGTCGCGGAAGCCAGAAAACGCGCAGCCGAGGATAAGACAAGGTTGAAAGAGGAGGAGCTGGCAAAGAAAAAAGCTGCCCTTCAGGAGAAACAAGCTAAGTGGGATAAGGCTAATTCAATAATACAAGCGGGAATAGCTACCGCATTGGCTGTTACTAAAGCGTTGCCGAATTTGATTTTAGCGGCAATTGTTGGGGCAATGGGAGCGGCGCAGATTGCCATTATAGCATCTCAGCAAATCCCTAAATATGCAAAAGGTATAAAGGACCATCCCGGCGGTCTTGCCATAGTCGGTGACGGTGGGAAGAAGGAAGGTATCATTACAGATAATGGATTATTTGTCACTCCCGACAAGCCTACTCTTGTTGATTTGCCGAGACATTCCCAGGTAATTCCCGACCTTTCGTTCATATATGATAGGAAAGGGCTTGGTTCTGATTTCCTATTGCTTGAGCAGCAAAAGAAAAACATGGCAGATAGAGGCATTGTGGTTAATGTTGACAATGATTATAGCCGACTAGAGAAGAAGATGGAAGGTAATACCAGACAGTTGCAGAATATCAATAAACTGATGAAAAAGGCCAATAGGAATGCTGAATATAATTGGATTTTAAACAGAGTGTAATGCTATGATGTATACAGAGCTTGATAAGATGCCCTTATCTCGGTTCATAGATGTTTTCTTGGGAGATATGGATAAGGTTGTGATAAGGGGCAGGTACAGTCAAGAGGAGAAAGTAAAAGCCTCCGAAAAGCTGTGCAATGAGTATTTGTCTATAATAGGGGGGAAGTCTGTTGTTTCGCATATAAACAAGCGTAATGAGGTACTGAAGATACACATGCGTATGTGCTGTCTTGAAAGCGCTTCCCGGTTTATTGTGATGGGAGAGTGGGATGAGGTTCGAAATATAATGGCTGCTTTGGGATATTCGTTCAAAAGTGGTGAACACGACAGAATGCGTACCCGTATTGAAAGCGTTATGGCTTCTGACAAATACCGCATTGCCAAGTTGCAGGAGCTTTCCGATAACTCAATAAGTGCTAAAATGGACCGTGAATATTTTACTCGTGAAAGGGTTTCGGTAATGTCTCATGTAAAAATGCACATTGACGAGAATACTTTTTCGGCAAAGGAATATGCATATCTGGTGAGAAACATGTGCGAGGAGATAGACGCAATGATACGTTCAACTAAAAAAAAGTAGCTATGTATTACAAGTGTGAACTGGTGGTAGGAGGGTACTCTTACAATGTGACAGACAATCTGGTGAACTGGGATGATGTGGAAATGTCATTCAAGCGAAATGATTATGATGGAGTGGTAAGAAGTTTTTCTACCAAGTTCCAGTTTTCCAATGGGGCTTATTCTCTTCTTGTGAGCGAGTATCTTAGGAACTATCTAAATTCGTCCGCTTCCGTTATCTTTTATACCCGCAACAATTCATGGTTATGGAACGAGAGATTCAGGTGTGCGCTTGATTTTTCCACTTTTACGGACAACGGCACTACTTGCGAGATTAATGCGGTCGATGACAGTCTTGCAAGCATCATAAAGGCAAAGAAGGGAACGCAATATGAATATCCGGTATCGGAAATAAAGGAAAATGCGCAGTTGAATTATGACCGGATACATATGACAAGCAAGATTGAGTGGATTCCCACTGGTACTACGGATGATGACGGGAATATGTCGAATACATTTAAGCACAATTCTAGTTTTGAAGGAGGAACGGGATTCGGTTTTCCGCTTTATATTAAAGGTACACCGGAAATTGCAGTAAAGAATATTATAGAAGTATATGATGATGAAATTGGAGAAGGTGTGGATGATGGCATTAGAAGCACCGGTATGTTCTTTAAAAATATAAGCAATCATGGAATAAAAGTTAATATCAGACTTTATTTGGAATTCTCGGCTTCCCTTCAAAAATCAGCCCAAGTCAATATGCGTTTAGACCAGCAAGGGACTGTTACGGATTTCTTAAAACATGCTCCTATTACAGATGGGAAAAATATTTGGGATTTTTCCGTAGACGGTTATTTGGTTTTTGGCAATGGCGGTTTTTTGAGATTACAATTGGTTACCACTTACAACGGGGTTACTATTACACAAACACCGGAAGAAGCTTCAGCCAGCTATATGACAATTGATTTTGTCGAACGTGATAATTTGATAAATATAGATGTTGTTCGTCCCTCTACTGTCCTTAACCGCCTATTGTCTTCCATGACCGGCAGTGCGGATGTGGTAGGAGAAATAGCTTCCGGAGTTGATGAGCGTCTTGACAATACAATCATTTTGCCGGCAGAAAGTATACGTGGGCTTGAAAATGCAAAATTGTATACTTCATATACGAAATTTTCCAACTGGATGAAAGCTGAATTCGGTTTTGTACCGGTAATTGGTGGGAACAAGGTTTCATTCGTCCACCGTGATAGTCTATTCCAGGACAAGGAAATAAAGAATCTGGGTTCCCGGTCTACGGACTTTGAATATTCGGTGAACTCATCATTGATTTACTCCAGATTGAAAGTCGGTTATGACAAGCAGGACTACGACAGTGTGAACGGTCGTGATGAATTCCGTTTTGGCGTTGAATATACTACTGGAACGACACTTACCGACAACACTATGGAGCTTGTCAGTCCATATCGTGCAGATGTATATGGAATTGAGTTTCTTGCGGCTAAACGAGGAGAAGATACAACGGACAGCGACAGTGACAATGATGTATTCATGGTGGGTGCTTCCCTTGACGGTTCTTCGCAGAGGTTTGTTCTTATTCGTGGGGGGAAATATGCCATTTCCGGGGTAATATCTTCTGAAACAATGTTCAATGTGATGTACGCGCAAAAGTACATGATAGAGGCGAACAGAAAGTTTATAGGCTCTTTTTCCTCATTGCTTGATTTCGCTTCTTCTGAGGGAAACAGTAATGTGGTGATAGAGGGCATGAAAGGGACTGATGACATTGAAATTCCGGAGAGATACTTTACGGTGGGGGAATTGTCTGTTAAGACAAGTGATTTGGATGTTCCCGAAGACCTGACTGGATATATAGCCCTGCAAAAGAACGGTAGAACATACAAGGGGTATATAAAGAGTTCGAGCTATAATTATGGAAAGCCTGAAGCTGTCAAGTATTCATTGATTGTAAAAAACATAGAATAAAACTGTTTGTTATTTGGAATAATTCTAAATAATATATATATTTGCATACCGCAAGTGATGTTGCTTGCCACTCATTAAAGGACGAAAAGACATGGTGAAGATAGGAGACGTATGCCCTCTGTTCTTTAATCCTATAAAGGACAAATTTGGGATTGATATTGATTACATCCAGAAATTCCATTCTTCTGACAAGATTCATGTTCAGGTATTTTCTACCGGTGCTGAATCCGTGTCTGCAAATCTCAACAACCTTTCTAAAAGCACTTCTTCTGAAATAGCTTTTTCCATTTACGAGCATAACGATTCTGTAACAATGCACTATGCCGTAATTACTGGTCTTGAAGATTCTGTCTATTCTGTTACGATAAATGGAACCACATCGGAGCCGTTTATCGTATGCTCTTCTGATTCTCTTCTTGAGGAAACAACTTTGATACGCTATTCCCATAAGGACAATAATTCTGCATTTGACAATATATTTTGGATTGATGACCGGCAACAGGTATTCGAATTTAGAGTAGAGGCCGGCTTTAAGCCCAACGGATACAATGCCCATGTCGAAAATGAGCAATACCGTAATCAAATGCAAGAGATAGAGGAGTTGTATTCCATTCCTTATGACAGCTTTATACTGACGGTAGGAAACTCCGTGGGAGTCCCTTATTGGTTTGGAAAGCATCTCAACCGGATACTCTGCCTTTCTATGGTTGAAATTGATGGAGCCAAATATATCCGTTCCGAAGATTCTGTCCCCGAATTGTCACAAATTATGGAAGATAGCCAGCTATTTCAGATAAACATGACACTGGAATTGCAGGAAAATGATATTGCAGGAGTAGGGGGAGCTCCGGAAACTGCGTCTTCATCTTCTGTTGTCGGATTCTTCATTGAAAATCCCACTGACGGTCAGATGCTTCAGTACCAAGATTCCAAATCTGCTTTTGTTAACGTAACTACAGTAGAGGTATGACAAGGAAGAGGGTAAATAAGATATTATGGCATGGCAATGACCTGAATGAAGACGGTTCTGCAAAAGCACCGTCTGTTGCATCTTATGCAGGCGCTCTTGATGGGCTTAATCCTGGTGAACTGTATATATGTGATGCGGATGGGGCTCCTACTTTATTTATGGTAACGGACGGTGGAAGGGTTGTACCCATTGGAGGGGTAAATTCAGAAGAGTTGAAAAAGCTTTTCATCCGCAAGGATACTAACGACCGCACCCCCTTCAAGCTGGAAGTCGGCGACAAGCTGACCGCGGAGAAGGGAATTCAGATAAGCAAGAACTTCGTTTCCGGCATTATCGGAGGAAGCGGCGGCTCCATCTATCTGGACGAGAACGGGAAAGTTGTTATCGAGACGGACAAGGCTGTATTCCGTGAGGAGCTTATTGTACCTCAGATTACCTTCAACTGCATAGACGTTATATCGGGTGACAAAGCCAATACGTTCGCCTACGGAACAATCAAGACTGTGGATACAGAGAACCGCATCGCCACCCTTGACCTTCTGGAAGGCCAATACGGTACGCTTCATGTGAGCGACATATGCCGTGGCGTATTCCATAACATAGGTGGGGGGAACACCGAAAAGGATACGATTGGTGCAAACGGGTTCATCGAATATTCCGGATACGCAACGTCCTATTTCACCCCGACGAGAATATTGGAGAACGAAGTGGGAAACATGAAGTTCGAGTATGAGCTTCAGGTTGGTACGTCCGTTCATCCGATGCCGGGCATGAACTTCTTCGCATACGGCAATTTCGAAGACAAGGACCGCCAGGCTATCACCTACGAAAACCGTTACTATACACGCCGTCTGGCTCACGTCAACACTTGGGTGATAGACCCCGAGGTTAACGTCATGATGCAGACCGGTGACCTTAGTGGCCTTTCCATAGGGGGCATGGACTTCTCCGGTTATTCGTTCTACGGCAAGAATGTGTACATCTCCGGCACGATAGAGCGCCTGAAGCCCAACGGCACCCCAGCCAAGGACTTGAGCTATGAGGGCGTTTGGGAATCCGGCAGAAAGTATGACTATTACGACAGCGTGACCCATGACGGAAGCACATGGGCCTGCATGAACAAGAACGGTTCGTCAGCCGAGCCGGGCACGAACAATGACTGGCAGAAGATTGCCTCCAAGGGTGACCCCGGAGAATCGGCAGTGTTCGCAGACCTCACCAACGAGATGGATAACGTCGCCCTTACCAATGACGGCAAGGTTTATCAGGACACGTCGATAAGCACAGTTGTATGGATGAGCTACGGCAGTAAGAAGATGACCCTCACCGGAATAACATGCACGCTCCCTGCCAACGTCACCGAGACGCATGACGTTTCCACCGGAGAGATAACCTTCAGTGTCAAGCAGGGCGTGGCTCTGGACGGCAGGAACCCGATACCCGTCGCGTTGACAGCCACCTACAACGGAAAAGCCTACACCGGGCAGCTCACGTTCACCATGGCAGGTGTCAAGGGTGGCGCCGATGCCGTTCTGTACCGGCTTGTCCCGAGCGTGTCTGCCGTGATAAAGGATGCCAACGGTAATCTCAATGTAACATCCGTATCGTGTACACGGTTGAAGTCTTCGGTTTCCGGAGGCACGGCCGAGACCGGGACGGGCGAACTTAAATACTCCCTTGACGGTGGAGCCGAAGTCTCAATCGGGAACAATGCCGGAGTACCGGTATCAAGCTTCCAGAAGAGCATCAAGTTCATATTCTACGTGGACGGGAAGGAGGTCGATGTGGAGACGATACCTCTTGTTACGGACGGCAAGGACGGACAGAGCGTGTCTTCGCTCGGCAGATGGCATACCGGGCTTATCGTGCCCAAACTGGGAATCGTCACTATGGGAGGAAGCACCTTCTGCGCGAAGAAGGAGACCGCCAACCCACCGTTATGGACTACCACGACAAATGACGGCAGGCGCATTACCCAGACGCAGGACGGAGGAAGGACTTACGGCTATATTCTGTCCGGTGAATCAAATACGGAGGAATACGACCTGCTTGTCCAGAGCGGAAAGGACGGAAGCGACGGTACCGATTACGAAAGAGTGTTTATCCATACCACGGAGGAAAACCGCCCCTCCACCCCAGCGACCTCACAGACGGACGATTATATCCCTTCCGGCTGGCATGATGATCCTATTGGCGTTTCCGAATCCCTGCCTTTTGAATGGATAAGCGAGAGGAAGAAGAGAAACGGCATATGGAGTAATTTCAGCACACCTGCCCTCTGGGCTAAATATGGATTTGATGGCATTGATGGCGCAGAAGGTGTGGCTGGTACGAGTATTGTATGGAAAGGTGATTTCTCGTCTGCCCCTTCCTCTCCTCAGAACGGTTGGGCGTACAAGAATACGACCGACAAGAAGTCGTATGTATATCAAGACGGCCAGTGGTATCAAATGACCATTGACGGAATTGACGGAAAGAACGGAAAGGACGGACTGAGCATCGTATGGAAAGGCGACCTGCAGTCTCCACCTTCCAATCCTCAAATCAACTGGGCATATAGGGACACCAATAACGGTCGTGTATACATATGGAACGGGACAGCATGGTCGTTGATGGTCGTTGACGGCTCGGACGGTGCTGACGGTGCAGCCGGTTCGAACGGATTGAGCGTGTTCATAACTTACAATGACAGCACTTCCCAGCCTTCTGTTCCTACGGGAAACGGTACTACCGGAGGCTGGCATACGAATGCTACAAGTGGAGCTATATGGATGTCGCAGAAGGTTGCTTCATCCGCAAGTGATGGGACATGGGGCACGCCAATTAAAATCAAAGGCGATAAGGGCGAGAGCATAACAGCCATGGGCAGATGGCATACCGGGCTTATCGTGCCGAAGCAGGGTGTAGTTACCATGGGCGGCTCATCATACATAGCCAAGAAGGAGACGACCAATCCTCCACTGTGGACTGTTACAACAAGTTCCGGTCAGCGAATCAAGCAGACCCAGGACGGTGGAAAGACATACGGGTACATACTTTCCGGGGAGATGAATTCCGCGGAGTATGACTTGCTGGCTTCAAAGGGAGAAGACGGTATACCGGGTGCTACCGGGAAACCCGGAGCTGATGGCAAGCCTGGGGAAAAAGGAGAGCAGGGTATCCAAGGCTGCATCATCCGGCATTCCGAATGGGCTGTCGGAGTAGTTTATCGTAACGACGAAGCCCTGACAAGCGGCACACGTTATGTGGATATTGCCATGATAAGGAACAATGCCGCAATCGACGGATGGGATGTCTACAAATGCAACACTACCCATACAAGCTCGGAAAGCAACAAGCCGGGAGTGTCATCGTCCACATGGACCAAGTTAAGCGGTGTAGGTCCTATCTACACATCCCTCATCATCGCGAAGAATGGTAGCATTGACTTCTTCCAGGGAAATCAGTTCCTCATTAAGAAGGATGACGGTACGGTAACGGCCGGGCTGTCCGGTTCCATTGCTGGTAGCAAGGTGCGTATCTGGGCTGGAGCACACGAGCCTGACGACGCTCCGTTCCGGGTGCTGGAAAGTGGCAGGATGATAGCTACCGATGTCGATTTGACTGGAACTATCAATGCTATAAGCGGTACGTTCAGAAATGTCTCCTCTCCCAATGGGTCATTCAAGATAAAGGAGAATGGGGATGTGGAATTGGTCGGTAAGATTTCCACTTCGTTGAATGGCACTCGCATTGAACTGGACCCAAGTTCCAACAGCATCAAGATGTATAACCAAGATAATAATGAAGTAGGGAATATATCTTTCATTACCGAATCTATCGGAGGGGTTACTAATTATTACCCTCGATTAATGCTCAGAAGGTATTCTGGAAATAAAGAGGTCGGGAGACTTGATATGTCAGGTACATCCGTGAATGGTTATTCAACGGTTGGAACCGACGCACTAAGCTTTACATTGGGACCTATCGGGTTAGTTTTCTCTGTTAACGGGCAAGTAACTAATTCATATCCAAACAAATAATTGATTATGAAGAAGATTAATTTTGAAAGATTCGAGATTTACACGAATGTGACCATGCAGAACTGCATAACAAGGGACATTCGGGAGGATTTTGCCGATACAATCATGCAGAACCTCAATAGGGCGCGTGGATATGCGCTTATGATGAAGGTGTTCCAAAGCAATGGAGAGACGGAGTTCTCTGACGAGGAAATAGCTCTGATTAAATTCATTGCGGACAATTACGGAAACATCTCCTTGTCAATGTCCATAGACAAAAATATAAAAGATTTGAATGATAATGAAACAAGAAAGGAGGAACAACAATGATTTTGCAGGCAGACGGAGGGCACTACCTTACACAGAGTGAGGATGTGCCCATAGATGAAAGGGTGTTCGGGAGTACCGCGTATATCAGCGACCCTTCGGAGGCTTCTAAATATCGCCAGGTATCTGAAGCCGAAAAGGAACGCATGCTCAATGCCGGAACGATATTGGACCCGTCCGACTTGTCGGATGAGTATCTGGACAAGGTGGACACGTTACATGAGATTATTAAGGAGAACATCAACACCGCAGGCTTGACAGTTGAGCAGAGCCTTAAGCATAAGGAGTATTTCCCCAAGTGGGATGACCTAATTGGCAAGACTAAGCCAATCGGATTCATGTTCTCCTACAAAGACACTTTGTATGAGGTAATTCAAGAGCATGAATTTGCCGAACAGTGGGTACCGGGTATAGGAACAGAATCCCTCTACAAGGTTGCCCAGATTGAAGCCTCCGGCACGAAGGAGGACCCGATAGCGTGGAAGCAGGGAATGGAGCTGTTCAACGGCAAGTATTACACCGACAAGGATGTGCTTTACTTGTGCATCCGTGACAGCGGTATGGGCTTGTCGTTTGACCTTGCCGACCTGGTGTCCGGTGGTTTTGTGGAAGTGGTCGAGGAAGTGGTCGAGGAATCTTCCGAAGGCACTGTTCTATAACAAGGAAACTTGTTCTTTTTTCGGCCTTCCCGATGCCGTTAATTCGGGAATTTATTTAAACAAAAACGAGTTAATTATTTAAATGTTAAATTAGGGTATCATGTTTTTAAAGCGGATGCCCCTTAAATGTAATAGATTATGGCAGAGAAGCAAGATATAGCGATGAACCAGTTCCAAGTGGTGACGGATGTAGAATACATCTATGTAGAAACAGCGAATGGCAGCCAGGGGAAGATTAAGAAGAGTGATTTATTCGCAAGAGTTTTTGCATATAAAGGACTTCTGAGAGAAGATAAAGACCTTAATACTATTTCGGAAAATGGAATATATTATTCTGCTAATGCGTTGAATTCGCCAGAAAGAGTAACTGGGTTATTGTTGCATTACATGGAAACAGATATGGCTTCCCAAATTCTAATAAATTCACGAACTGGGGAGTTATATACTCGTTCACAAGTATATAATACGGGAAATTGGGACAATTGGACCGAATGGAAGTCAATAACTCTTACCTAATCTGATAATAATATTTATTACCCGTTCTGACCGATATGGCCGGAACGGGTAAGAGATTGGATAAGAAATGAAAGAGGCAAATTATACCACCAAATTAGGTAAGTGAAATTGACCTCCATTTAGACCAGGTAGAATAAGAAGCATCATTCCCCCTCAATACAAATCGTACTTTCAAAGCAATAGCAGCAGAGTCTTCTTCATAATTGCTATCATATCCTATTTGCATAACTGATGGCGGTGCGGCAAATACTCCCAGAAACGTTATCCCTACAGCTTTAGCAGTAGGGTTACTACCGACATAATATATCCCATTGTTTTTTAATTCATTAATATCTCCATTCGGATAGTTTAAATTTCCACTTAGAACAGAGGAAAGCAAATCGCTCTTCTTAATCTTCCCCTGGCTGCCATTCGCTGTTTCTCCATAGATGTATTCTACATCCGTCACCACTTGGAAACTGGTTCATTGCTATATCCTGCTTCTCTGCCATATCTTCCTTACATTTAAGGGGCAAAGAGTATGGCAGAAAAGCGAAAGGAGGAAATAAATAGTTAGTTCAAGTAATAGTTATTGACTTCCAATCTGACCATTTCGCTGCTCCATCGACATTATAGGCAGCTCTAACTTTAATTATGCTCATATTATATGCAACTTTAATCTGTGCACCTTCAAGCCCGGTCGGATTTATCGAGATAAGACAACCATCTATTCCACTGCCATCAATATCTGATGTTGAATATGCAACATAATTCCCGACGATATTAAGGACGTCAGTCTTAACATGTCCTTTATTAACAATTGCCTTATTCGATATAGCATCTAATACGCTAATCAACACGCTGTTATTTCCTTTCAAGCCTCGCAGATAATCCACACTGTTGGTTACAGTCATTTGCTCTTCTCTAATATCCTGCTTCTCTGCCATACTTAACACATTTAAGGGGCATCACCTATACACCACTTCCACCCCCATTCTCTTCAAGTGTGCATCCAGTGTTTTTATATTACAATTAAAGTATCGGGAGATAAAGACCTTGCTTTTCCCTTGCTTTAGCAATTTTATGATTTCTTTTTCGTGGGGGAAAAGCAAATGATGATGGTGCCGAATAGACTTGAGATTCTCCTTGTTCTCCTCAAGTATGGCAGGCTTGTCTACATCAACAACAATGCCTTTTTCTCGAAGTGTGTCAGCTTCCATCAATTGGTGGCGATATTGGTAAGCGGCTGCTTGGTATTCCACATGTGGTGCGCGGTCGGTTTGGATTCTTTTCTTGATGATGACTTTTCGCTTCTTTCTTTTTTGAGGAACGATTCTTTTTTCTGTGGGGATGTCCTTGGGCTTTCGTGGACGCGGAGTATAGTTCCTAACTATCAGTCCTTCTCTTTCGAGATGCTTGTCAAGGGTGCTGTACTGGCACTTGACTTTCCGGCAGATGGCTGCTTTGCTGTATCCATATTCGACCATAGTGCGTATAAGTTCTTTGTGTTTGTCGAGCTTGTGCCAGGAGTTTGTCCCTCCGGTTTTCCTTCCGAGTTTCATTCCAAGCGATTTTTTCCTTGCCAACGCTTCTTTCGTGCGTTGTGAGATAAGGCTGCGTTCTATTTCACTCGCCAACGAGAACGCAAATGCAATTACGTGGCTCTGTAGGTTGTCGCAAAGTTCAAAGCCTTCCTTGACGGTAATTACTCGGATTTTCTTTTTCATAAGGCTGTCGAGAATGGACATAACCTCCAGCAACCGCCTGCCCAGTCTGGATATTTCCGAGGCTATAAGGGTGTCGTCCTTCTTCATCTTCTTTAGCAGTGTCCCGAGCTTTCTCTTGTCCACATCTTTCATCCCGCTTATCGTCTCCTCGATGTATTGGTCTACATCTATCTGCCTTTTCCTGCAATAATTCTCTATCTCGAACCGCTGGTTTTCTACTGTTTGCTTGTCTGTGCTTACCCTAATGTATGCGTAAATCATTTTTTGTTATAAAGATAGCGATTTTGCCGAAAAAACGAACCTTTTACAAAAGGTTCGTTCTGCGTCCATTGAAAGCTTCCTAATCTGTCCTTATAAGGTTAGCTTTGCATGTGAAAAAAGTTTGGATTAGTATGGTGTTTGACAGAATATTAGTATATTTGCAGTACCCGTATGAAGATGTACGGCACCGTAACTATGCACTTGGAATATCCGACATATATCAAAGCCTCTGAGCTGATGTTTTTTGCATCCGGCTCGGGGGCTTTTGTCGTTTTTGACAGACAAAATTTTGGTTAGTTTGAAAAGTTAACATTAAAGTAGGTAATATGACAGATTTAGTTTTTAAAGGTCAGAATGACCAAGTTTTAACCAATAGCCTTTTGGTGGCTGAGAAGTTCGGAAAAAGACATGCCGATGTAATAAGAAGCATTGACAATATTCTTAATACAGAGGACGAATCACTCAACGCAAAAATGCGTTTAGCTTTTGTATCAACGACTTACGAAGATGCGACCGGAAAAAGTAATCCGGCTTATATCATGAATCAAAAAGGTTTCTCTATTTTGGTAATGGGGTGGAATGGCATAAAGGCTTTGAAATTCAAGAATGAGTTTTATGACGCTTTTGAAGCAATGGAGCGAGCATTGAAAGGAATTACAACTCCTCAAACATATGCGGAAGCGTTACGCCGGCTTGCGGATGAAGTGGAGGAGAAAGAAAGAACAAAGGCTCTTCTTGAACAGAAGACCGAGCAGCTTGATGAATCCAAGGAGTGGTACAGTATCAAGCGTTGGGCGAAGGAGCATAATATGAACTGGCGTTCCATCAACTGGCGAAAGATGAAAGCGCTGTCCTATGGACTGGGATATGAGATAAAGAAGATATTTGACGCCAACTACGGACGGGTGAATATCTATCATGTCAATGTGTTTAAAACCTACTTCCAGTGAAAGACAATATAATAACCCAGAGCATCCCCGGAGGCTTCTCCGTAATAGCGAGCGGATTTATAATGGAATCCCTCGAACACATGATACCTTGGCTTATAGTCTCGTTTTCAGTAGTCGTGTGTGACTTGGCTTTCGGAATAAGGAAAAGTCTGCTTATGAAAGAAGAGGTGCGGTTTTCCAGTGCCATACGCAGGACGATGGGAAAGATGGTGACGTACTTCGCATTTGTATGTATGGTCGTTATGATAAACATCGCTTCTGGCAGCAAATGGAATATAGATGTGTATTCATGCCTGCTTGTTTGTTTCATTGAGTTCTGCTCGATTATCAGTAATATCCTTACGCCGAAAGGCTACAGCTTCAACATGCTAAAGGCGCTGGGGCTGTTCGGGAAAAAGATGCTTGATGTTGACAAGGAGGAGATGAGTGAAATAATAACTAAAGATAAGGAGGAAAACAAAAATGGCTGATGTGAATAAGCTTGCACCGTTCATTATCAAATGGGAGGGCGGTTTCGTGAATGAACCCGACGATTTGGGCGGTGCTACGAACATGGGGGTTACTATCGGAACCTATGAGGCATATTGCCGAAAGAAAGGATACCCCAAGCCTACAATTGAAAGATTGAAAAATCTCACTAAAGAGGAATGGACGGAAATTTTGAAAACTATGTACTGGGACAGATGGAAGGCAGATTTGATAACAAGCCAATCCGTGGCGAATATCCTTGTCGATTGGGTGTGGGCATCCGGTGCGCATGGCGTCAAAATTCCCCAAAGATTGCTTGGTGTGGCCGTGGATGGAATAGTAGGCCCCAAGACCATTGCGGCAGTGAATGCCAGGAACCCTCGTGAGTTGTTCGACATGATTAAGATTGCCCGGTTCGACTTCATCGAGGATATATGCAGGAAACGCCCGGCAAACAACAAGTTCAAACGGGGATGGATGAACCGCATTAACGATTTAAAGTTTGAGTCATGAAAAGGTTCATTGAACATATGCGTTTGTCGGAGTTCAGAAGGCTTTCTTTCTGGCTTGTTGTCGGCTTGTCCGCTATGCTGTGGAGCATATTGCTTTCATCGTGTGGAAACATAAGATATGTCCCGGTGGAAACGGTGCGTACAGACAGCGTGTATAATACCGTTTACCGGCGTGACAGCATATATATGCGTGACAGCGTATATGTACTTGACAAGGGGGATACCGTCTATCAATTCAGGTATAAATATCTGTTTGTGGATAAAGTCAAGCATGATACGCTTTATATCGAAAGGACAGACAGCATTCAGGTCCCTTATCCGGTTGAGAAGGAGTTGACCCGATGGCAGTCCTTCAAGCAGGAAGTGGGAGGTTTCGCTATTGCTACCATAGTAGTGGTACTACTGATAGTTTTTGGGAAAATGGTTTATAAACTTAAGAAAGGAGGCTGACATGACTTAGCGTTAATCATCCGGGCGAGTAGAAACGCCCATAGGAAAAAACTTATCGTAAAATGCGCTCTTTTCGGGGCTTAGAGTAAAAAGAAAGCCCCCAACGCTCAAATAATTATTGCCACATAAAAATTTGAAAAAGCATAAGATACCGCACGTTGGAGGCTTAATATCTTCAACACGGTATCTTGTGCTTTGTTCATGTATATATCAAGTTTTATGTGGCAGGGCAAAGATACGGATAAAAATCTGAAAAATCATGTGCAAGTCAGAAATCTTTGCCGAAACAATCAATCTCGTATCACAAGAAACCGAAATTCCGGCAGAACGTATCTTGTCTCCGGACAAGGACGCGGAAACGGTGGATGCCCGTTATCTCCTTGTATCTCTCCTTGCCGATAGGGGCATGTACCCTTCACAGATAGCAGTTCATATCCACAAGACCAAACGTGCGGTGAACTACATGATTCCCAATTTCCGTGAGCGCATGGAAGGTGGGAAAATGTTGAGAATATATTGGGAAAACATTAGGAAATCGTTGGGAAACAACTGATTTCCATACCGGTATTAAGTATATACTTTTGTAAACGGTCATATGACCGGAACTAATTGTATATATTATGAGCGAAACAAAGACTTATGTGTTCCCGGAAAGCGGGAACAATGGTGGCGGCGGCATGATGGCAATGCTTGCACCGCTTCTGCAACAGAAGGGCATAGACCCGAATTTGCTTGTAGCCATGAACGGTCGCAACAACAGTGGTTTTGGCGGGGAGGGTTCATGGTTCATCTGGGTAATCTTCTTGTTCTTCCTCATGGGTTGGGGCAACAACGGATGGGGTAACGGTGGATTCGGTGGCGGCAACGGAGCGGCAGGAATCCCCAATCTGATTAACAATGACGCAGGAAGGGAATTGCTTATGAGTGCTATCCAAGGGAACGGCCAGGCCATCAACAATCTGGCCACAAATCTGAACTGTTCAATCGGTCAGGTCCAGAGTGCCATCAATGGCGTAATGTCACAAGTCCAGCAAGTGGGCAACCAGGTGGGACAGAGTTCAATGCAGATTATCAATGCCATCCAACAAGGCAACTGCAGCATTGCCCAGCAAATTGCTTCTTGTTGCTGCGAAAACCGCTTGGCTATTTGCCAACAGACTAACACATTGCAGAATGCAATTAACGGTGTTGCTACCGGGCAGGAGAGAGGCTTTGCATCCGTGGCTTACGAAACTCAACGTCAAACCTGTGATTTGCAGAATTCCATCAAGGACAGCACACAGCAGATTCTTGCCGGACAGCGTGCTGCCGAGATGCGTGAGATGCAGAACAAGATTGACAAGCTTCGTGAAGAGAACAGCGCCTACAAGAGTTCAGCGATGACTTCCCAAATTGTGGGCCAGGCTACCGCGCCTCTTGGAGCGGCCCTTACAGATTTGAGCGCACGTCTTGCAAAGATTGAATGCAAGCAGCCGGAGACTGTGACAGTGCCTTACAGCCCTATTGCAGCGGTCCCCAATTGTGTCGCATACCAATACGGCTTGTACGGCGGTTTCAATCCTTACGCTGCCGGTAATGGTTTCTGGGGTTAATTGAGGAAGGAGGCTATTATGGCAGTATATCCTTTCCAATTTGTTAATCGCAGGGGTTCTGCGGCTATATCAACCTCGGGTGTGACGGTCAATACTGCTAATGTGGTGTTTTCCTTTCCCAACCATGCCTTTGTAAACGCGTGGTACAGAGGGACGATATATGTCGACATCGCCCAAGCGGTACCTGCCGGAACAACCGGCACGCTTCCCGTTCTGTTCGAGACCAATGGTGCCACCCAGGCGGTCACCAAATATAACGGAGAGGCGTTGACCGCGGCAGACATTCCCGGTACCGGAGTGTATGAATTCTGGTTTGACCGTGCAGCCAACACGTTGCAGATTATGACCGGAGTGGTTTAAAAACAACAACGGGCGGGAGCAATCCCGCTCCTTAAAGAGTTAATTGATTATGCCTTTTCAGAATTTAAGAGTAAACAGCGAGTTCTTTGTCCTTCATAAGGACGGTACTCCGTATATTGAGGTCGGTTCCGTTGTCGGTGTGTCAAATCCCGTCCCGGAGTTCATGCAACAACCCATCCCTTATGGCCAGCCCCCGAAAATGGTGGTTGACATAACAATCAAGGTCGGAGAGCAGACAGTCACTTTCCAGAAGATACCGGCAATGTCGGACATCGCCGACGCGAATTTTCCCGGAGGCGGCAACATGGTCATATCCGGTTCAAGGGAATCCATGAATGCGGAAGTGGCTGCCATGCGAAACCGTTCTTCCGAGATATTGGGAAGCGTGGACCATCACCGCTCGGTCATGGAGTCATGCGACAAGATGCTTCAGGTGCTTAACCCGGAGTTTGCGGAACGTCAGCGCCAGGATGCGGAGAACAAGGCTCTCCGTCAGGAATTGAGTGAGTTGAAGGCAATGATGGCTGATTTCTTCAAGTCTTCTGAAAAGGCGTCTGGTAGTAACAATTCTAAAAAGCAATAGTATGATGATGATTGAAATTTCCGAAAGCAAGGTCGAGAAAATGTCCGACTATGCGGAAAAGATGCTTCGCTACGGCGGCAAGCTCATGCAGTGCATAGAGGAGCTTTCCGAAGGCGAGGGTATGGGCGAACGCCGGGATGATGACCGTTATTATGACGAAGAACGTTATTATGACGAGGAAAGCATGGGTGAACGCGGTGGCTATGGCCGTGGAGGCAGCGGCATGGGACAAAGACGTGGAGTTCGTGGAACCGGGCGTTATTCCCGTTACCGTTAAGTGTAACTTTGGGGAGTGGCATTTGCGGCTCCCCTACAATAATTGATATGTCATGAGATACAGAGAACCGTTGGATATAAGAGATAAAAGACCAGAAGAAATGGAGGCGTATCTGAGCAACTTCGGATGGCACTTCAATAAGAAGATGTGCGATTTTGCCGTTTCTTTAATGAAAAAGATAAATCCTGCTACCGGTAAAAAAGAACGGATAGAACCTATTTCAAAAGAGAAGGTAGAAGAACTTCTTACAAAATATGGCATGAAATTGGACAACAATTCACTTTACGATTTTGTGTACGTGGCCAATATGGGGAAAGCGGATTTTTTTAAATCTTCTATTCCGGACGAGCAACATCTTGCCGTATATGTCAAGGATGTGATTGATGATCCGGATGCTCCGGACGGCACCACAATGCGACGGTGGTACGCAACCATGATTGCTGCCGGTGAACCTATAGAATGGGATGAAATGATATAATCCATGATACGTCAGAGATTCGTTATAGAGAAGTACCATTGGAATGTTTCCGTATATTATGCCGTTGACTCATACTATATTGACGAGATAATCGACAACATGTATTCCATCGGATGTGACGGGGAAATGCTCCGCACAGCCTATGACAACATGAGCTCCGGGAAAATGAATACCGGAGTTACATATTCCAATTTTCGGGATAGGAAAACGGTGATGGTTATAGCCATAACCTCCTCCGCAAAGGAGTTTGAGAAGTCCTGGCGTCATGAGTGCGGTCATCTGGCTACCCATATCTGCCAGGCGCTTGACATGACTCCGTATGGAGAAGAAATCCAGTATATCGGGGATGATATAGTAGAAAAGACGTGGGAGTATGCCCACCCGTTGCTGTGTGAGTGCAACTGCTGCAAGCATAAGGTGAGGGAAATGCTGTAGTATCCTCTTCGTAATCGTTCTTTGACTTGTTGGAATTACCGCTGAAATGCGATTTTTAGACTAAATAACGCCTAAAAACGATAAAAAGAGATGTGATATGATGCAAATTCAGCAGAAAATGCCATATTTGCACCGTTAAACGATTTGCGCAATGGTATTAAAAAGTACAGACTATGCCCGACTGATTCAGTATGCAGCCCAAAAACTGCATATGGTACGTTTGAACAAGACCCAAATCAATAAAATTTTGTTCTATGTGTATGGTGTGTACTATGCGGAGACTGACCGATTATTGTTTGAGGACGATTCTCCCAAGGCATGGCCTTATGGTCCGGTATTCCCGATTGTGAATAAAAAGATAAATCCTGATGAAATTGTCACTTCCTTTCCTAAAGATGTGTTGTGCGAATTTAACAAGCATTCTAAGGCACTTGAATTGGTAAAGACCGCGGTTGACGCAATGTATAACATGAGTGCATTATCATTAACCCAATGGTCTCATCAGGAAGGTTCTCCTTGGTATGATACGCTTTACATAAAAAATAAAAATGGGGACATTGCCGGGCAAAACAAATGGAATACTCCTATTTCAAAGGAACTGATTAAGGCCTATTTCCTAAAACCTCAAAATAGGATAAAACAATGAAAGGTCCAAATGATAACTCCAGTCTTTTTGATTCTATATTCGGAACCGGAAAACCCATTAAATGGTATCATTACTTAATCCATTTAGGGCATTATATTCCATATTGGATTAAATTTTTCTTTTCAGAGCCATTCAAGGAGAAAAAGAAGGACCTTAATATTCTCGATACAGTCCAGTCCTTGTTGGAATCAGAAACAACGGACGGAAATATCAAGAAGAGTAAGGAGCTGATTCATTTACATCGCATAGTTGAAAACACGAAAGCAAGAAGGAGACTTGAAAAGTGGTCTTTGAGGGTAATTGCTGTATATCTTTTTATAGTGCTGTGTATTGTATTGGCAAGCTATGTGTCGATACCGGCAGTCAACCCGTATTTTAGTATAAGCATTCCGAATCCTATAATGATAACCATTCTTTCTACCACAACCGTTAATATAATCGGTCTCGGATTGATTGTTTTAAGGGGGCATTTCTTGGCAAATGACAAATCAAATGAAGTAAATGAAAACCATGGGTAGAAGATACATATTATATCCTTGCCACACGTTTGCCCTTCAATGATTGTGGGTATGCCCAACGCAAGGATGTTTATCCTCAATTGAGATTTCAAGGCGGTGATTCCAAAGTTTCACCGCCTTTTTTGTGTCCGGGCGGTATCCAAATTCGGACATTCAAATGTATAGTCTTATGAGAAAGAAACAGATTAGAAAGGCATTGAAGAGCGAAACTCCAGCCAACAGCATGTACGCTCTTATCCCGAAGAATAGGCGTGAGGCTTTCAGGCGTTTTGCCTCCTGCTTCGGTTTCACTGAAGATGACATAAAATCCATATTGGCTAATGAGAAGCGATGATTTGGACATATTGATTGCGCAGGCCGACGACCGTTACTATTCGGATTTCTGCCGGCTTCTGCTTGTCATGCTATGGAACGCATAGAGCGTATTCTTGACTGGCTGGTGCCTATCGCTGTAATAGTGAGGGTGATATTGTTGTGTATGTATGCGTGAACTTGATAGGTCCTTGAGCTAATCTATCCTTTGTCTCTCAACCCGTACTTCCTTATGTAAGTGCTTATGGTGGAAGCCGCCACGCCCATCTCATAGGAAATGTCCTTGGACTTCATCCCGTCGTTTACCATCCTCCTCAGCTTGTCCATGTCCACAAGTCTTGATGCGTGTCCTTTTACTTCGATAGCAGGGGCAAGACCCAACGTCTTGCGCTTTTTTGCGGCATATTCGGGAGTGCATTTGTCTCTGGTCACGTATATTACGGTACGGTGGTCTATGCGTAAGGGATATTTCCCCTTTTCCGTTTCTCTGTGCATCTCCGCGAGGCGTTCAGCGTCCCCGTTTACCGTTGTGTCAATCTTCTTGTATTTGTCATCAATAGGTGCATGGAGCTTTTTCAGTCTGTCTACTTTTCTCATGATTTCAATATATTATTCCAATCTTGTGATACCATTTGTCCGCGTGGCTGAACCATCCGAGAATGAACGGTTTGCCGAAGATGGTTACTTTGTATAGTTTACTCATAATTCTATATGTAAATGATAAGTATTAATAATGGCAAACAAATAAATAGCCACAGTGATGATACTATCTATACACACAGCCCAACTGCCGAGGCGTTGAAATCTCGACAAAGACAAAGCCATTACCGCCAGGAATAAAACCCACTGGCTTGTCATTAGTCCAGCCATTAATGTTATCCATCCGAAAATATCCAAAATACTCATTAGAAGAAGCATAGGGTGCTCTTTTAAATATGCCTTTACCTTTTCCTTGGGAAGATGTCTATATTCGCATGTGCGGGAATATACTTTCTTACAGTTTAAGGCTTTCATAATTTCATATAAAGCCAAAAATCCTACAAATAAAAAGAATAGATGTTTCATTACTTACCTTATTTCAATTGCTTGATACTCATGAATAATTCGGCTTTTGTTCCGGATTCTGGCTATGCCTGCTAAAACGTCCCTGCCAGCATTCATGAGGAACACGTTGCATGAAGGTATGGCGCATACCCAAATCCTCCCATTCCTCGCAATACTTCTCCAATATATCCGACATCTCGTCAAGCATACGGACATAGGCTTTATTGGCTTCAAGACCATGCTCTATAATCGGGATTGCCTTCTTCCATTCTTCATCCGTAAGCAGATTGAGGGACAAGGAAACACGGACAGCGGCTATAATTTCATCTGTAGTCCAAAAGTCGTTACCGTCCTTGACGAAATGATTTATTACTTCGTAGTCAAAGTCTTTTTTCAGCCTGCTCTTGAATGCCGCAATGTTATGCTCTCTGAAGCCAGAACTGTATGTTGTATAGATAAGCCTTCGTTCGTAATATTCTGTTTCCGGGTAGTCTTCAAGCCTTTTCCCTAATAATATTATCTCCATTGTATTTACCATTCCGTCTTTAACTAATATCTCTCCATCATCCCCATATTCATAGCAATCCGGGCAATAGTGCTTGTCATCCGCTGGGTCGTAATACCATCCGCTTTCATTGGCTACTTCGGCAACGGTTTCCATATCCTCATGCCACATATCTTCATTGGCTAAATCCCCACATACATCACACTGGATGTTATGGAAATATTTCTTTACTCTCATGGCTATTGCTGTTTTATCAATTCTGGGCTATCGTAAATATTACTAACGACTGTCATAGCATGCCATTCGCCTAAAGGTCTCATGCCGACTTTTTTTTCAAAATCGAATTGTAATGCGAATGTAGCAAGTTCTTTGTTCCACAATACAAGAGCTATATGTTGCTCACACATAAGTATGTCTCCTTCATAGATTTCTTTACCGCTCTTGTCGCACAAGCCGGTGAACTGCCCGACGGTTTCAGCCCATACGTCGTAACAGCAGCCGTCTTCCGGAGAATATATCCTCGCCTTGTCCGTAAAGATAATCCCGTTTTCGTCCCTTCCGGCAGTATAGAAAAAAGAGAGAAATCCATATACCCATTTCCCCGTATCAATACCTTTACCTCTGAATTTTATTTCACGCTTCATAATCACTATATTTTATTCATGGTTATTCCTTTTCAACAACTCAATGTTTCTTTATGTAATCAACTAATTGAGGACCTAAGTCATGAAATCGACAAAGCCCACTAAACACAAGGCTTGCACTCATTCCGCTGTGACCTTGGTCTATGAACATTTGTAAGCAGTTCTTAAAACGCTCTTCTTTAGGCTTATCTGTATTGAGTTCGAATATAAGTTTCAACCAGCAATCGAGTTCAAACCCTTTATAGAGGTCGTTCAATCGTATAGGAACAATCTTATCCCAATATTCAAGATGTTTATCCGGAATAATGCCACGTGCTTTAGCCATATATTCTTTTATCAATTGCGGAATCTTAGCCTTGAACTCGGCTTCCCTTCGCAGGTATTCGTTATGTTCATCCTGCAAATCCTTGTCGAACTCAGCCTTCGTCTTTCTCGTGACCTTCAAATACATTTCATCAAGTGTTTCACTTGAATACAGTTCTTTATCATTAAATTTGCAGAAACAATCTTCACTAGTTTTCTGCTTGTATTTTTTCAACTGTTCGTATGCGTAGTCAATGTTTACACCTGGATACATTTCTATTTCTTTCATAAATTCACAGTTTCCTATTATTTAATTTGTTATACTCATCCTCAATACATTTATTGATTTTAGCGGCTTCCTCGTACCGTTCCTCTTCAATCAACTTACTTTTCAGCCATTGAAGCTGATTCATATAAATAACATCATCACGGTCTGAAACCCTACGGGTGTATTCCCTTATCTCATTCAGCTTGTCCTCCATGCGCCTATGCCATCTGCTTACCATGATTAGGACAAATCCTAATGCAATGGCATTGAATAAAGTGATGGAGACTTTAATTATCAGTTCCACGGTTTCCATAATAAATTTTAATCAATCAGTTCAAATTCGTAAACGAAGACATAAGGATTGCTCTTAAACGTACCCTTGCCAGAAACGCAATCTATTAAGGATGCAAAAGCTTCACGAGGGGTGCAATAAGGCTGAATGTCCCCTTTATAATAATAAGCATCCATAAAATGTGTATCTGCACTTCCGCATTGTCCTTTATAAATTCCTTCTTTCAAGCAATCTTTATCGGAGATGTCTTGCAATCTTTCGATTTTGATGTTGGTAATGCGGATATGGTGGGGCATAAGGTCAGCGCGGACAAACATTTTATTTTTCCAGCCGGGTGCGAATTTGGTTTTAGTATAAAATCCTATTCCGTCCTTATCATCAAGTGCGATTTCGGGATTCATCCCTAAACTTTCATAACTTTGCGCAATGGCAACAACTTCACCGACTTTGTATTTAGGAATATTCCAACCCGTAAAGTCTCCTTTGTCGTTTTTCCAACCAAAAGCATAATTTAATGGAGATACTATGTTCCCGTCATTATCGTAATCATTTGGTTCAAAAACGGGGAATACAATATCATAAGTTTCATTTGGTCTGTCATACTTGCAGACCCTTCTCGTCATAGTCTTCCGACCTTCCAACACAGCTTGGGTTAAGCTGTATTTATCATTAAACATTATTTTCTTAGCCATATCATATAAGTTTTAATACTTCTCAAAATTTGGAATTTGCAAATAGAACGAGTTTCGAGACATGGGAAGCCAAACTGTCGTTTCATTGTTACACGTATCCCAATTACCTTCTCCAAATTCATTATTTAATGCTTCCACTATCTTGTAAAATATATCTTTTACAAAACAAGTATTAAGCACCTTCTTGCCTTTAATGACGATTGTAGGTGTATAGAGTGAGATTTTATATTCACCGCCATTAACTATCGACCAGTTACCTTGCGCTACTGTAATATGCGGATTAGTTTCATTCTTGTACTCTTGCGATATGCTTATATAACAATTGAAATAATTAGAAATTAAATCTGATTTATAAACTTTTATTCCCGTTGCTTTTTCTAGAAGCTTTCTAAGTCTATAAGCATCATTTACAATAGGAGTCATTTTCATATAAGTTTTAACGTTTCTTGTATTCCTGCTTCAAGTGCTTCTTCGTAGGTGTCCCACAGACCGCCATCATTAGTCCCCCTGGAATCATCATCTTCCTGCCACGTTCCGTTATCGGCTTTCACTATAGCATAGCCGTACCCTACAGCACTTCGGTATATTTCGATATGCAGGTTCTTGGTTTCACGAAGCCACCTTTGGGCAATAGATTGAGTTGGAGCAGAGATAGAGTAAACGTCTGTATTATAATTCTGGGCATCGTAGCTTTCATCTATCTCATACTCAGGACCACTACCTCCTTTATACACCAATTCATAAAAGCTATTAACATCTTCTTTAAATCCTGCCGCCTTTAGTAGCTTCGCTGTCTCTAATGTCACAAGTTCTTCGGTCATAATTGTATAAATAATCTAAATGTTAAAACAATAGTCGTAATGATAAAGATTAATGCGAAATGTTTCCATATTTTTACAGTAGCCTCTAAACCGTGCTTCTGTTTGTCAAACTCACTTAAGGCATAATTCAAAGCCTCGTCTTTCAACCCCTTAAGCTTGTCATTCAAAGCCTCGG